TTTTGTTTCTGCCAATTATCTCAAGCCAATCAAAACTGGTTCCATCATAGAGCGCATCGTCGACACAAGAAACAAAATCACAAAAATCATCTCTGATATAAAACCAGATTATATTGGCATTGAAGAGATTATTAAGTTTATGAAAGGTGCCAGTTCTGCAAATACAATTATTATGCTTACTACTTATAATAGAATGATTGGTTTGGTGGCTTATGATTATCTAAATAGCCCACCACAATTTTTCAATGTTCTCTCAATCAGACATGGACTTAAATTCAATAAAGTTTTTCCCAAAAAGGAAGATATTCCAGAGCTTGTCGCCAAGCATTTAAATATCAAGTTCCCTTATGAATATAATAAAAAAGGCAAAATTAAAACTGAAAATGGAGATAAGGCAGATGCTATCGCCGTTGCTTTATATTATTCTTTTCTATTAACCAATCAAATCAAATCCAAAAAACAAAAGGCAAAATGAAACTACAAGAAGCGTATAAGGAATTGAATGTTACCGAAAACTCCTCTGAAGAAGAAGTTAAAAAAGCATTTAAGAAGTTAGCCGGCAAATACCATCCTGATATCAATAAAGAAAAAGATGCCGAAGCCAAGTTCAAAAAAATTAACGAAGCCTATCAAATAATCACTGGCGGAACTGCCGCGGATAAAGAAAATCCTTTTTGGTCCACAAATCAACCATTTAATCCATTTGGTGGTAGTCCTTTTGGCAATCCATTTTCCAATGGCGTTTCTTTTAATAATGCCCCAATTAGTCTTACAACCACAGTTTCTTTCCTCGAATCTGTATTTGGCTGTGAAAAAGATATCAAATTCAATAGAAACTCTAAATGTGCTGCCTGTAATGGTGCTGGCGATATACCAGCAAATAATGGATGTCCGCAGTGTAATGGGAAAGGTGGAGAGGTTCAACGCCAAGGTAACATGGTATTTATTAAAACTTGTTCAAAATGCGGAGGAAGAACAAAGAAAAATCCATGTACTACTTGCAATTCCAAAGGTGTTATAGAAACTGAAACATCTATCCGTGCAAATATACCTGGTGGAGTTGTTAATGATAATGTTCTTAACTTTCGGGGCATGGGACATTTTGCTGGTTCCTTTGGCCCAATAGAACAGCGTGGGGACGTTCATTTACATGTTAAAGTTACTCCCGAGCCAGGGTTATCTTTGGATGGTTCCAATGTTGTCTCTAATTTAGAACTATCGTTGCAAGAGGCTTTGCAAGGCTGTAGCAAGGTAGTAAAGACTGTTGAAGGCGTTCAAGAGATTCATATACCGATAAAGTCAAAGAACAAAGAAGAAGTTGTTATTCCTAATGTTGGAGTGAATAAACTTGGGAACCAAAGAGTTATTTTGAATGTGAATTATCCCGAAGATGTTAGCAAGATAATAGAAATATTAGAAGGGAATTAAAATGCCATTCTCTTTACAATGCACGACCAAAGGATGTTGTAAAATACAAATCCCTTATATTGACCCCGCTACCGATAAAGTCTATTGTTCTTTTTGTGATCAAGAGATGGCTGGAATAACTCATTTTATCAAAGTGCAAATGAAGTCTCTCAAACAGTTTCGTCAAAAGCAACAAACGCCATTTGCAGTCAAATGTTCTAAGTGTGGTAAAACAGATTGTCCAAAGTTAGTTAATAATGAGATTGTTTGTTCTGGATGTAGTAAACCGTTAGATAATTTGACTGAGCCATTTAAGATTATATTGAGAGTAAAACTTAAATCAAGTAATGATATATGATGCAAAATATTGTGAAAGTTTGTCAGAATCTTCTCAAAGATTATCCGGGCGCAGAGTCGGTAAGGGAATATATAAACGATCGCATTAGTCCTGAAACCCAAAATCTATTCCAATTTGGGTACTTCCCCAATACAGAAGAGTTATATCTTTTGAGTGATTTTGTTGGGAAAGATTTGCTTATTAAATATAAACTCTTATATTTAAGAACTATTGAAGACTCTATGTCACCAAGAATAGTTCCTTATAGTCATTTTGATAATTATCCACTTATAATTCCGTTTCATGATTGTTATGGCAAGATTGTTGGTTTAGTCGGTAGAACTCTTTTGCCAGAATCAGAAATGAAAAGTAAAAAGATATCAAAATATAAAAATACTGCCGATTTTAAGAAAGGTAATTATCTTTTTGGTTTATGGCATAATAAACAAGATATAACTGAAAAGAACTGTGTTTATATAGTAGAAGGGCAGATAGATGTTATGAAAGCAATTGAAAGAGGCATTAAGAATATTGTTGCTATGGGCAATAATAATATGTCTTTCTATCAATTTTCTGTCATTAGCAGATACACCAATAATCTTATTTTGCTATTGGACAATGATGAGGCTGGCATCAAAGGGAGGAAAACGATATTTAGTAAGTTCGGTAAGTTTGCTAATATCAAGAATATGTATGTGCCTGAACCTTACAAAGATATTGACGAATATCTTTCTAATTGCGAGGAGTCGCCGTCTTTCATTATAAAAAGTTGAAAAATATAGATAGTGTATGTTATATATATTGTATTGTCTCTAAAATCATTACACAGGAAAATTAATGCATTTTTTATATTTAATTACTAATACAATCAATAAAAAAGTTTATATCGGACAAGCCGGAGATCCATCTGTAAGATGGTCGGGACATAAATCTAAGGCCAGATGTAATAGACCAGAGCAGGTTATTACCCGAGCTATGATTAAACATGGAATAGAAATATTTACTTTTGAAGTAATAGCCAGTTCTAAAACGCAAGACGATACTGATATTGTTGAAGACCAACTGATAGATCAGTATGATAGCCGTAATCCTGAAAAAGGATATAATGTTGCCAAGGGTGGTAAAACTTGTCCTATGACACCTGAAACAGCTCAAAAAATATCAGAGGCTATCACAAGATATTATGAAACAAGACCAGGAACTAATACCGGAAGAACTTTTGGTGAAGAATGGAGAATTAATATTTCAAACTCACAAGCTGGTAAGCCTAGATTATCAACAAGAAGATTTTCCGAAGATATAGAAAAAGAGATTTGTAGACTATATGTTGACGAAAATAAATCTATGTATTATTTGAAAAATAAGTTTGATTGTTTTTCAAGCCTAATATCTGAAATCCTAATTAGGAATAATATTGGAATAAGACAATTACAAGGGAGAAGATTTTCAGAAGATGTAGAAAAAGAAATTTGTAGATTATATGTCGAGGAAGAAAAGTCAACATATGCTTTGGGGCGCCAATTTGATTGTGGGAGGGATGTAATATCTTATATTATTAAAAAAAATAATATCAAAATAAGACAATCAAATTATAATAAACATCAAAGTAAGTGTCATAAATTTTCACCAGAACAAGAAGCCGAAATATGTAGAATGTATGTTGAAGAAGAAAAAACCATACGTTCTTTATTTCGTCAATTTGATTGTTCAAATCTCACAATACGTAATATCTTAATAAGGAATAATATTAAAATAAGACAAAATGTTAGTAATATATTTTCATTTGAACAAGAGGTGGAAATATGTAGGCTGTATGTTGAAGAAGCAAAATCTCTATATCTGTTGGGCAGACAATTTGATTGTAAGAAAACAACAATTAGAGATATTTTATTTAGACATGACATCAAACTTTGAGTGAGGTTCATATGGAAAAAAGGCGTAATAGAAGTGACTCGTACCAATGGGTTTTATTAGAGACTATCGTATCCAATGACATGCTTGAAGCCTTCTGCAACGAAGATAGTATTTCGGCTAGGCTGAATCCGTTTGAGTATAATGAAAGGTTGATTGAATTGGAAGAACGGCTTAAGAAGGAGTTTTGGAGAATTGTTGATACGCTGCTGACTCCGAGACAGAAAGAGGTTTTGCATTTGTATGCTGGTGGATTTACCCAGATGGAGATAGCGAAGAAGCTGGATGTGAATCAGAGTTCGATTACGAAGTCGTTGAATGGGAATGTGGACTATAAGAAGGGTAAAGTCATATACGGAGGTTCGACTAAGAAATTAAAAAAGATTATAGAAACAGACGAGAAAATCAAGGATATCCTATTAAAAATGGCCATTGTACGCGACGAAAAATGGTGAAAAATTAATGTAAAAAAGTATCAAAAATTCGATCAAGTCGCGAACTATTTGGTATATAGTTTTCCAAGCGAACAGACGGTGAATTAGCTAGCTGGTGCAGTGAATGCTATAACACCTATAGGCGCAAACTTAGGAAAGAAAAACGTCTCCAACCTGAATAATAAAATACTATTATCAATATTCTGGAATACTTAGTTAGTGCTTTGTTAAAAAATAATAGCAATAATCACTTATATAATAAAGAACTGCTTCGTTCCATTGGAGACTTAATGTCAAAGTTCAACATAGATTACTCAAGTTTAACCAATCAAATTACCAAAAAGGCATATAAACTTTCTGATGTAAAAGACCAATTGGAGTCAATTGGGTTTGATGTGGTTCGCTTCAAAGACTCCGACAAGTCCGCTGACCTATGGCAAGTTCAAAGTGCCGACGATGGCGAATATATTGTTGCCTTATATGAGACTGACAAGGAAGTAAAGTCTGCCAAACTCTGGGATGTCTCCATCTCAAAACTTGCTGGTTCAATCGATGTATCTTACAAAGGCGATCCAATTGTCAGGGTAAATGCCTCTAGACTAGGCGTCCCAAGTTCTGAAGTAAATAAAATCCCTGAATATCTACCAGCCAAGTTGGCAGCCAATCCAAAATTAGTTAAGGCACTTTTGAATGAACTTTCAGATTCAGCCAAACAAGAGGTTTTAACTAAATACCCGGAGTTATCCTAACATGAGTCTCGATAAAATTCAACAGATAGTAGGCTCTCTGGCAAAATCCATTGATGACAATGAAAGAATTGCTACACCGATTTTAGCCGCCAAGTTAAATAATGCCCTGGTTAATTTTCCTAGTGACCAGACCCTTGGAGCCATGGCTAGAGTAATTGGCAAAATGGCTGAAAATAATACTATATTTATTCGCAGGGCAGAACTCAAGCAACTCTATAATAAGTTATTTACTAGAAACACCAAGTTTGCCGAATTATTCAAAGATGAATTGGGCGAAGTAACCCCACTTCCAAAAGCTACGATTATGACTCATGATGATTCTAGCCAAATAGATCCATATGAAGTTGGTGACCAAATTCTTGCCAATGCCCTTCAAAGTGTCTTTGATAAACATATTCCAGTAAAGATGTATTCACAAGCACTTGCTGATCGTGCCCAAAAATTAGTTAGTTCTAGTTTAGATTCTTGGAATCTTGCCCCTACTAAATTGGGAATTAGTGATGGTAATGATAAATTCCTAATAATTCAGGCTGACTATGAAACTCCAAAAGGAATTGTCTCTATCTATGTGCCAGTAGAAGTCCATGACAATAAGGTTTCTGAAGCGTCCATCTTTATGGGCAATTCAGGCCCGCAAGAACTAAATCACTTATCTCTCAAAGAATATCTCACAACCGCAAGTCCTAAATTAGTAATTAATGGCTCTACTATCCTACAAGTTTTAACCAACGCTAGTTCTGAAAATCGTGAGATTAGTGGCGCTGAATTGGCACTTACAAAACTAAATGCAACTCGCCAAGGCAAGGGCGACTTCTTCCAAAATCAGATAATTGGTCAAAAGATTGCCGAAGCGGCAAAAGAAGATGTAAGGCTCCCAAGGCTAAATGAGTTTGAATCCCTTGAGAAAAAATTTACCTCATCAAGCGGTCAGGCTGAGTTTAAGTTTGGCAGTGCAGTCCAAACTGGCAGCGAGCACATTGCCAGAGAACTGAAAAGTTATGGGCACAAGAATCCACAAGTATCAGTTTACAAAACCGAAGATGATACAATCTTTTATAGCGTCGCTTTGGATGGCGGTCGTGTTGGTTTTACGGTCCCAGTAAAAACAGTTGATGGTAAAATTATCAGACCAACCATTATACTTTGCAAAGATAAGGTTTCTGCCTTTAGTCAAGAAGGCGTAAATGAACTATATGTGAATAACTATAATGACTATAAGGCGGCGGCAGTGGCATCTCCTTTGCATGACCTATCAGCAGCAGACTTGCTTAACAATATCCGCAAGGCTTTGACAGAAGATAACTTACCGGCAGCAGAAGATGCCTTGAATGTCTTATCTAGCAAGAACGGACAATCTTATATTACAGGGCTACAAATATATATGAACGGCTTGGCACAAAAACAAGCCGAAGAGCTCACACAAAATAAGAAAGAACCCTCCTGTTCAATGGTAATTGCAAGTTCAGTTAGCGAACATCCAATTTGTGGCCATACTGGCTTACCAGTTCATAAGACATATCAAGACAAAGATGGCAACTGTCGCCCATTATTTAGGCGTAATATTGACGAGACTTATGAAGGTGTATTATTCAATAACTCGAAAATCTTTGGATAAAAATGAAGATATTTAGATTAGTTAAATATTTTGATCATAAGTATAGTCTAAAATCTTTGGCTGCTTCCAAGGAAGAAACGCTTGATCAAGTAAAAACAAACTTGATTAACGCATATAACTTATATGTTAATTCCTCAAAGGCAAAAGAGCCAGTTCTGCAAATGCTGGCAAATGCCAAGGAACCTTTTTCTAAGAAATTAATATCATCTATGGAAGAACTTGTTGCTAATATCAATAAGTTATCTGCACAACTATTATTCAAGAGGGTAGTTGGGATTTTAGATAGCATTCGCAATATGAAGAATGACCCAGAAAAAACTGTCAGGAATTTTATTCATGACTCCGTAAGGGTAAATAAGGAATCAGACAGGAACTATCGAGAGCATATGAAGTCCAAATTTGAGATGGTTATCTCAAGAATCTTTTCTATTTTCGAAAAACAAGGCAGAATTTTACAATCAGTAATTGCATTGGAAACGCCAGAGGTTCATCCAATGGGTTCAGAGGAAATCGGCGGACCAGTTAGGAAAGAACTAAGCAAAGATAAAATCTTAATGTTTATGAAAAGCCCAGCAGCCCAAGATTATGGATTGGATGATTTGGAAACGATGACTCGTGTTTTATCTTATCCTGATTTGAAAAGCAAGATTACTACGCTCATAAATGCAGTAGATAGGGGACACGTTCCTATAGATGGACCAGAAGTCAAATCTGATGTCGAAGCTATCATGAAAATCTATCAAGATAGGCAACACACTAATATTCCTGCATTGGAAGAGATGCCTGAGAAACCAGAAGAATTTGGTTCAATCCTTGGAGACACATGAGAACTGCCGAACTTTTAACAGCAATTGCTTCCTGGCTTGAGAGTCCAGATAATGAAGCATTGTGCCTAGCCGAAGATAATAAAGATTGTGCTGCTATTGTTGCAGAATCATGTGTTCTTGCCGCAAGTTTATTGAAGGCAGCCGCATCGGAAGTAGATGCAATTGAGCCAGAAGAGCCCTCAAAAATTACTCCAGAGTCAATTGAAGAATTGGCAAACTTGGCATATGTTTTTGATTCCTCGGGCGATCCAGAATTAAAGAAACAAGCATCTGTACTAGATGAACTATTGTTATCTTTCGGCGCTCCACCAAATGCTTATGCTATGAGAAAAGATTTATTGGATCAAAGATTAATTGATTTGAAGAAAAAGTATGATGACCCTCGCAAAGAATTGCATGAAACCAACATGATTGGGCTTTCTGAGAAGGTTATTGAAAAATCTAATATGACCAAGAAACTTGATATTCACGAATATCCATTGTCTACCCGTTATTGTCCTGATCATCATGGGACTTCAACATATCGAGTTGGGGAACATTTGGTTCAATGTCCCATTGACCAACGAACCTATAATTTTGAGACGGGATACAAGTTGGAAAATGGAGACCATGTGCCTGGTGGAGACGTGGCATTGCAAACCCAGAATTTGAATGTTGGATATCAGGCCACGTTTGATACTCGCAATGGACGTCTCGAAAGAGGGTTTTAATTCCTGCATAAACTCTCATTATGTGTGAGAGATAAATGAATAAGCCAACTTATAAGAAAATATTAAATCATCCAGATTCTTCGGAGATTATATCCAAACTAATAATCGATATTGACTCCTCTGATATTTCAGAATGGTTAAGATCAAAATATTGTAATGCTAATGAACAGGGTTTTTGGATATCCGAAAAGGTATTAAAGGCATTTAAAGATAATCATCTTGATTTTTATCAAGAGATAATGAATGATATTAATAAAACAAAGACATCTTTGGAAACAAGTTCAATTGATGACATTGATCTTGCAGTGAAAAATAATCCTTCATATGAAGATGCAATAACTCGTCTGGCCAAAGGCGAATTGGATGTTGAACAGATGATGGGCAAAATGGCATTGGCAGTTGAAACTCGCATTGCCCAAGTATATGATTTAATTCAGGAAGATCCAAGAAACATAAATACCAGAGTAGAAAGACTTTGGATAGAGCTGGTGCAGGCTGCTGGCGATATTTTAGATAAATATTATAAATGGAAAAATACTCAAACTACAACATTTGTTCAAAATAATGTTTCCATTCAAATTATGGACCAGCATATTTCGGTATTCCATGATGTAATTAAAGATGTTTTGGCTCAAATGGATTTGGAAACTTCTCTTTATTTTATGGAGGTTTTCAATGATAAAATGGCAAAATTAAAAATGCCAGAAGTCAATGCAGGACCAACAACCGAAATGAAACTTGCAGAAGCCAAAGTATTAAACGAAAAAATTAATAAAAAAGTAAATTCATGACAAAACAATTCCCAATCAAAGTTGGCCCAGCTAAAGACTATTCGGATGTTTTGCATCGTCCCGATGAAGTTCCTGAATTGACACCAGATTTGGAAGAAAAAATAAATAAACTAATTGAGTTCTTTGGAGAATCAGGAATTCAATATAATAAATTTAAACCAGAAAAATTAAAGGAAAATAAAAAAGCATATCCCAACTATGACCAATATATGTATATTCCCGGTCAGCATAATATTGCTAAATGGATGGATGCCGTTAAAAAAATATATGAGATGGAAGTAAATAAACAACCTCGAATACAATCTATTCATGCCGTCACAGCAGGTTGGAAACCAATGGAAACTTATGATTTTCTTAATTGGCTTCGTTATTATGAAGAAGGCAATCATTTGAAATATAAAATGGCACAACTATGGTATGAGAACGGAGCTCCAGGTTATTTTTTGCATGTCAAGCCAGATAAGCCAAAAGAAGACGAAAATACTTCCGGCGATCAAATAGATTTTGCTAGAGATTCAGCAATAGCAAATAACGAAAAAAGACAAGTAATCGAAAAACAAAGGAATAAAATTATTGGTCGTTTGGACTCTGCCGAAAAATTGTTGCGCTCTGTTGATGGACATACATTTGCAGGTGATGAACTAGAAGCCCTGATGGATGCCGTTTTTCAATTGAAGAAAAAAATTCAATTGGTAAATAAAATGAGCACTTCAACGAGATTATATGACGATATGATTGTTCGCGAAGCCAACATATTGCACCGAAGTGGTTTCGTGAAAGCCTCGGAATGGTTATATAGTCAAGCACAGGCAAATAATCCTCCACCAAAACATATTGGCACAAAAGGTCCCGTAAAAAAATTGCCACCTGCGCAACCGCCAGAGAGCCCTTCTGCACCGTTGCATCCAGGCGCACCAGGAGGATTGCCCTCTATGGGACCTGGAATGTCACAAAACGCTCCGGCACCTACAGGCGTTCCCGAGGCTGGGCCCAATGATAATTCTCCAACAAATTTGCAAGGAGCTTCTCCTTCCGATATCCCAACATCTGGTGAGATTCCATCTTCGCCAACGCCTCAAGAAGAACCAGTGCCAGAAGGCATTTCTGACTTCTTGGATCGCATGAATGGCGATGAAACTGATGATCTTGAAGTCAATGACATTGAGGATGATTTATTTGTAGAAGCACAAGCACTTGATCCTATTACTACAAATCCTGCCCCTGCATCTCGTAAAGCGCCTGATACACCACCAACTCAATCGCCAAGAGTGTCAGAAACCATAAAAGACGAGCCTGATGAACCAGCCAATGAATTGGAAGTAAGTGAAAATGATGCGCCTGCTACAAACCCAGAGGCAACAACAGACACCAGCGTTTTTGATGCCAAAATAGATGCCGCATTTGCCGATGTTACCATAGCGGACATAGTTGATAAATTAGAAAATATAGCAAATATTTTCAGAACAAGAGAACTAGCCAGACAACTAACAGTGGTTGACTTCATGTTAAATGCACTGAATATGAGCAGTTTGTTTCCTTCATTGAGCGAGGCAATCAATAAAAACTTAGATGCTAACCAGTATTGCTTAACCCGTCTTGAAGATATCTTATCAAGATTGCGTGGAGCCATACCAACCAAGGATGTGGATATCCAAGGACAACCAAATATCCAGAAGCCCGAAACAACTGCAATTAAGAACAAATTGGAAACTGATCTTGCCAAAGAAAAACAACGCAAGAAGCAAAGAAAAGAACAAGCAGATTCTGAGTTAACTGAGCCTGGCAAAGAAACGCCAAATGTAGAAATTGATGAAGATTTAGGCGGGACACCTAAGCCTGCCGTTCCTGCTAAGCCAGCACCATTGCCGATTGGTTAAAAACTAATATAACGATATAGTATTGTGAAACTACGCGAACTATTAACCATGATGGCAGATACATCTCAGAAAATAGATGTGGTTGAGCCTAAAATTTGCGGAGGGACGCCGCGAGATCGTTATATGGGAAGATTGGAAAATATAGAAGATTTAGACCTTACCAACGGAGAATCTACCATTGGATATCTTGCCGAAGAGTTTTACAATTCACTTTCAAAAAAATATAATGTAAAACGAACTACTGCCTCTGATGGACACAATACGATTTTTCTTGGGTCTTTCAAAATGGATTTTTCTTCCAATTTTAATGCCCCAAATATTGTTCAAGATTTATCAAAATTAGGAATCACAAACCCTACCGATATGCAGAAGGAGATCTTCTCAAGAGATTTTACCTGTAACGCTTTATTATTATCTTTTGATCTCAAAACTTTAACAGACCCTACCAATCATGGTTTCAAGGATATTAAAGACAAGACCATTAGAACTTGCTTATCACCAGATATCACTTTAACAACCAACAAGAATAGAGTTATTAGGGCTATTTATTTGGCGGCTAAATTGGATTTTAATCTTGATCCAAATATCATAAGTTATGTTCAAAAAAATCCCAAGTCAGTTAGCATATCTACCAATAAAGTTTTATCAGAAAAACTTACTGAAGCATTTAAGAGAGATGCCGACAAGGCAAGTTATTTATTAACTCAAATGGGTTTATGGAATCTTATTCCAATCTCAGATTCAGTATATCCTTATTACGAAAAATATCTTAAGGGCTCGATCATATCCAAAGCATCAAAAAAATCAACTCCATATTTAAAACGCAATTTTGATATGGGCGAAGGTTTATATTCTAATTTAGATAAATACAAGAGCGTTGAATCATTTCGTGATTCCAATCATTTGGACTTTCCTATTGATGATGATTTAACTTGGATTATTGGCGACTCTGAAAATTTTGAAGGTCCTAAAAATTTAGGACCAGCAGCAAACGATATTCCCAATGATGGCATTTTACCAGGTTCAGTAGGACTTGGTGATTTTGAATCATATCCATATTCCGCACAAATAGGTGGATATCTTGATAAATATTTAAGTCAGCCAGACTTTGATGATAAGCCAGAAAGCACAATTGATTTTGGCAATGATTTAACAGACGATGACGAAGAGCCATATGATTTGGAAGAGCCTGATTTAAAGCACTTGTTCAATAAGTATTTGAATTCGGAACCCGATCATGGGTTGTATGGTTTGCCAGATGGTGTAGACTTGCCTGATGAAGATTTGGGAGATCCTACAATGATTGATCCAGACTATGGAACCTTGGGTCCTGAAAGTTTAATATATGAAGACAAGTGGAATATATAAAATATGCTAATATACTAATATTAGATAGTATGATAAAATATTTTGAGGTATCCTAATGTCATTTGAATCAAACGCCCAACTTTATGTCGTAGACCCAGCCGCCGATGTTCCGTCGGATGGCAATTTGGCATTGGTTCCTTTGGAAGTTCCATTGGAAGTATCTGAGTTTAATCCTCATGAACCTGAGCACGAACATGAAAGTCATGAAGATCATAAGCATGAAGAGCACGAACATGAGCACGAAGATGGTCATCCATTTGGTCATACTCCATCAGAATCTCTAATGGAAGTTGGTGAGCCCGTCGAAGTTTCAATCGTAATCGAAGAACTCCCTGGTGCTCCAAAAGATTCCAAAGACCCAGAGCCTGAACTAGAAGTTTCCGAAGAACCTCCGATGAAGATTGAAGACCTAAATGACGCCAAACCAAAGAAAGATCCAAAATGGGATTGGGAGGCTCACGGACCAAAAGGGTTTATTGCTTGGGTCAAAAGTCGTTGCGATGATGTTCCAAAACATTCTGGTCAGGATTCAGCCGGATTAGAAAGAGCAATGGCTTATCTTGATAAACTTGATGGGGAGATATCTCGTGCAATGAGAATGGATTTGGATGGCGAGTTAGATGCCAATCAAATTGAAAAGGTTCGCTCAATGATTGATGATGGAATTGCTCGTTTGCATGATAGACTTGATAAAGTTAAAAAAGTGAAGAAAAGCAAACGTTCAAAGAAAAAGACTTCTGATTTTGATATTGGTGATACCTTGGTAAAAGAAGCCCAAAAGATTACTGGAGTTGGTGGAGTTATGGTAGTTGTTGACTTACTTACTTCTCGAATTGCTAGAACAATGATAAATGGAATGGTCTCGGGAGGCCACGACATTAATGATATCTTTGTTCAACAAGTTAAAGAATATGGTCTTAATAAAAGAGAACAAGCCTGCGTTAGACAATTAGTTCAAGATATGGGCTACGCTCTAAGAGAAGATCGTGGGTATTCACCAGACGAAGATTATGATTTTGCGGACAGTAGTAATGCCGATTTTTCTGCAAATTACAAGGGATAATTATGGCAAATCCTCGTTCACAATATACCATCAATCGTCAATCTGATAATGACTTCAGCGAAGACCATTGGCTAAAACAATTCGAAAAGAGTTTGCAAAAAGGGGCAGTTCAACCAAGAAAACAACAATCTCTTTTTGATCAAATTAATTCAATTATGAATACCAATTCCAAGTATAACTCTGTTGAGGCGGTTGTTGATGATATGAAAGAAAGAAGTGGCTTAACTGCTTATCTGAAAAAAGCCAAGGTTGAATCAGATAGTCCAAAATTAGAGACAATCAAAAATGCCTCTAAAACAAGCGACAAATCAAGTGATAAAAAAGACAAGATGCCAGTTGTAATAAAAAAATTCCCAAGCATATTGGATACATTAAAAAATTGTATCAATGATTCCAAGGGGAATCTTTCCATTCCAGCCATCATAGAAAGAGTCCATTCAATTCATCATAACGATGTCTCAGATTCCAAAGATTGGGATGATGACGATTTGATGTATTTGGTTAGTCAATTAAATTTGGAAGCCAAAAGCAATAATCCAACGAATTACGAAGATTCCACTAATCTTGGAAAGCACGACTCAAACTCTAATCAAGAGATTGATCCTTCCAATACAGACGCATTTTTCGCTCTAAATCCCGCCAGGTTTTAACCGGTGTGTCTTTGACCAAGGCAAATTAGCCTTATTTTGTGCATATTTTTGCATGTGTCGTATGTCAGATGCAGAGTCCAAAGAACTATTCTTAAAATTAAAGACCGACTTATTGAATCTTGATCCAGTAGCGTGGATAGAAAATCATCTAACGCTTGATGGCTCACCATTTTTGGTGCATGGTAATGGATATCGCCCCTATTCGGATCTATATAGATATATAGGAATCAAGGCATTAGAGCCCACCTCTAAACCAATTATCTTAGTCAAAAGTCGTCAGGTAGGCGCCACTACTATGGCGTCTGCCCTTGAAATGTATTTCATGGCCTCTGGTATCTTTGGCACATCTGATAACCCTCCAATGCGTGTAATGCACACCTTTCCGCATTTAGAACTTGCTGCTGCATATGCCAAGACAAAGCTTAATCAGATGGTTATATCTGCAAAACCACTTCCAGATCAAGATTTAAAAAAAGGTGGCAAATCAAGATCTTGTATTCAAGCATTGCTTGATCAAACCACAGTAGCAAATGACTCTTTGCATTTTAAACAGTTTATTGGTGGCAATCACTTATGGGTTGAATCAACTGGACTTGACGCAGATCGCATCATGGGTCGAACTTGCGATGTTATTTTTTTTGATGAAGTTCAAAAAACTAGCTCACTTGCCATTGGCAACGCTCTCAAAATATTATTCACTGCAAAATATGGTAGACCTTCCAAAGGTGTTCAAGTTTATTTTGGAACTCCTCGTCGCAAAGGCTCCGATTTTCAGAAAATGTGGGCAGCATCTTCGCAACAATATTATTATTTGGGTTGCGAAAATTGTCATAAGCACTTCCCATTTTACACTCCTGGCTCTGATGATTGGAAAGATATTTGGATTCATGGCTTTATTGTAAAGTGCACGCATTGTTCGCATGAACAAGACAAGAGGGATGCTGCCGAACGTGGCAAATGGGTTGCTGTAAAAAATGTAGATGATGAAGATTGTTTGATGGTTGGCTTTCATATTAACCAACTTTATATGCCAATGGTGTCTCGTGAAGACATGACAAACGAAATGCCTGGCGTTCATCCGATAAATACAGAACGCGTTTATATGAATGATGTTTTGGGAGAATTTTTTCAAGGCGATTCTAGTCCAATTACGCCAGAAGAGATTCGTGAGATTTGTGCAGATCCAGGTCGTAAGTTCAGGGCCAGAATTGATTTAACAAAAGAAGATCAAAAGGACCAGTTAGTTGTGTTAGGCATAGATTATGGTGCGAGGGCTGATTTGGAGCAACTTGCCAATCCAGATAAAATTATTAATCGTGGTCAATCATATAGCACAGCAGTAGTTCTTTCAATAAAAGGGGCTGGTCGCTTATCTATCGAGTACTGCACCAAGTTTAAGCGTAATGATATGGAAAGTAAAAAGGGAATCATTGACCAAATTATGAGGCAATACAGCGTTCAGTTGGCAGTTGGTGATATTGGGTATTCAAACGACTTCTCTGCTATGTTGCATAATATTTACGGAGATCGTTATTTGGTGTCTCGTGCCCATAACAAAGTCAATGACCATATAAAGTTTACTACCGATTCTTTCCCGAAAGAGATTGTCTTTGAAAGAGATTATTATATTGGTGAATTATATGAGCAAATGAAAAAAGGAATGATTAGATTCCCATTTGGAGATTATGAAAAAATTGCGTGGCTAATTGAACATTGTGCTAGTATGGAGATTAAGCCATCTATCTCTAGGGGAGGGGATCCAACTATTCATTATGTCAAGGGATCGCAGCCTAATGACGGCTACATGGCGTTGCTCAACGCCTATATAGCCTATCAATTTTTAATAACAAACGGCTTCACAAATAATAATCCATTACTGCAAGGCAAGAATTTAAAAGAGATAAATAAGCCTCTCGTGATGACTGGCGTAATATCTCGCAGGATCTGACATACTCCCACGACTGAAGTCGTTGGGTTCAGATGTTGCATAACCGTCTTACGAGACTGCATTATACATTGCATCTTTGAGCCTTGTCAGTGTTGAACTTCTCGTAAAATAAAATATTTTAATTCTCGTTTTCGTTGATATATGAGTATTTGAGCATCAATGAATACGAGAAAAAATGCCTATTGACAGAGCAACAAAAATTTGGAAGGGACCATCGAATTCAGAAAGTTATATGAATAACAGGTCCACTGTCCCTCAAGTAAGTGCCATTATGGCCAGCAGCGTTTCTGAATCCAGAAGAGCAGCAATCTCGCAAGAAGTTGACGCTGGATATTTTAGAGATGGCTCTGGGCCTGGCATAAATGAAAACGGAATTACTAGCAATGCAATAGTGGTAGCTTCCGTTGGTCATAAAAAATATGGGCAGGCTTTCTCTGGTAGTGGTGGTGGGAATATGTTTCATGGTATGCATGGAGATACCGTTAAGCAAACTCCAGAAGTATATTCTCCACTATGGCTTGATTCAAATCTTAATTTACCTCGTGACCGTGCGACAATTAATGCTTGGTGTAGAAGTTTCTTTGCATTAAACCCATTTGTGCATAATGCCATTTGTTTGCACAGCACATACCCAATTAGCAAACTAAGTATAAAATGCCCCAATAAAGATATCGAAAAGTTCTTCAACGACATGATTGAAGAGACTGATCTCATGAACATATGTTGTCAAATTGCTCAAGAATATTGGCTTCTTGGCGAAGCATTTGTTTATGCAGAATTGGATGAAAGTCGTGGTCAGTGGAGTCGTTTGATGATCCAGAATCCAGATTATATGATTGTCAAAAGAACGGTTGTAGCCGACGAACCAATTATTATGTTGCGCCCAGATGAAAATCTAAAAAAGATTATATTCTCAAATCGTCCAACAGATATTGAACAACGAAAACAATTAAATAATCATATTATTGATTCTGTTAGACGCGGAGAGAATATTCCATTGGATAATTATAATGTGTCTCATTTGGCAAGAAGAATTAGCCCTTATGAGATTCGTGGCACCGGCTTGCCGGTGTGTATTTTCCGTCAATTAATGCTCTTTGATAAGCTGCGAGAGAGCAAATTTGCTCAAGCTAGCAACATGATAAACCCGCTGACCATCGTGAAGATAGGCTCCGCAGACTATAAGCCTACCTTCGCTGACATCGAAGCCTGGCGCGACGTGTTCGAATGCCATGATGAAGAGACAGAAGTCTTAACTCAAGATGGATTCAAGAAGTTTGATCAAGTAATAGAATATAAAGAGGTTATGGATGGCACAACTGGCTGCTCATATATCTCATATGCAGTTCCAAGAACAGATATAAAGATAGCCTGTTTCAATCCTAATAATGAAGAACTGGAATATCACGCTCCAATAGGGGCTAGTTTATATAATTATGACGGGGATATGTATCATTTTTCCAATAAGAAAATGGATATAAAAGTTACCCCAAATCATAATATGTGGGTTTCTAAAAGAGATGGCAATTCAAAATATAATGAATGGTATAAAAAACCTGCCAACAAAATGTTGCCTAATGATTATTATAAGTTTCGCTCTTGTGCCAATTGGCAAGGTGAAACACCTGAGACTGTAAATATTATTGGGAAACAAATACCAATTAAGCTTTATTTGGAATTTTTAGGATATTTGCTTAGTGAGGGATCTGTTTATAAAACTGTTGGCAGAGGTTATTATGTGGCTATTTGCCAGTCTACTATTACTGAAAAAAGATATTATCCACAAATGCAAAAGTGTTTAGAAGATTTTGCTGGTTTATTAGGTAAAAATTGTCATCAGTCTATAAGAGAATGTGGAATGTGGGGAGGACTTATCTCCAGTAAAAAACTATATACATATTTTAAAAATGAGATTGGTGTTGATGATAATACTAAATCTGCTTTTAAACATATACCAAGATGGATATTAGATTTATCTCCAGATTTACTAAAAGTATTATTAAATGCCTTGGTTATTGGCGATGGAACTATTAGAAAAAGTAGAGTAAATAAACTTACATATAATCAATATACCACTATCTCAAAACAATTAGCAGATGATATTTTTGAAGTAATATTTAAGTGTGGATTTTCTCCTTTATTGGCAACTACTTTTAGAAAAGGTAAGTTTGTTTATGATGTTTCTTGGTCAGTAGATCGTAGGAAAGGATCTTTTCCAGTAGTTCATAATGGAAAAACTTCCAGTAATAGAGGTAGTAAAAATATTGATGTAACTAAGATTGAAAAGTATTCTGGTAAAGTTTGGTGTTTCGAGGTGCCTACTGGCTTATTTATTACTAGAAGGAATGGCAAGATCACTATTCAAGGGAATAGTGCCCGGTATGACAAGGATTTTAAAATTTTTACTCATGAGGGCGTCACCGTGGAACGCGTGGGATATGGTTCTGGTATCTATGATATCTCTGGAGACATTACTCAAATTATAAAAGAGATATATGTGGGATTGCAAGTGCCACCAGTTTTAACTGATGGTGGTGCAGATACTACTTATGCTAATGGTGGTGTTGCTCTTGACGTCCTCAGACAACGCTATATGCAATTTCGCAATATGTTGGGACAATGGCTCAAACGAAAAATCTTTGCACCCATATCCAAATTACAAGGATTCTATGATTACTCTGGTGGAGAAAAACAATTAATTGTCCCAGAGATTGATTGGAATCATATGTCCTTGTTTGATGCCGGCGATTATATCCAAGGATTGGTTACCTTGACTCAAGGGGAAGATTCCGCGAAGCGTGCCTCTCTGCATACCTTATACCGATCTATGGGATTGGAATATGAAGATGAACAACGCAAGATTCGTCGAGAAGCAATTCAAAATGCCATCAATGCAAAAGAAAAAGCAGCACTTGCCACAATGGATTTGAATGCATTGCGAGCCTTGGACGACGAGGACGAGATTACCGAAGTCGAGGCAGGCAAGGCAGCCGCAAGCGGCGAAGCTCCGTTGCCGGGCGAGACGCCTGGTGGAGCGCCCCCGGCACCCGGAAGTTTGCCAGGATTAGATTTGGGACCGCCACCATCGCCCGACGCTGGCGTTGGTCCAGCTCCTGGAGCGCCACCAGCAGCACCGCCACCTGGTCCATAAATGCATAATCTAACATTTATTTGTTATGAATAAATTGGAGAAGAATATTATGCAGAAAACTGCTCAAAAAAGAAGCATTCTCAACAAATTAAGGGAGATGAGCAATGTCAGCGGCATTGCTGCTGAGAATTTTTTCAGTCCACAGTTTCAAGAAGTGATGGAAAATCTAAGGACCATTGACGCTAATATTCGTTCAATAGCAACTGGGCAACAAATTGAAGGCGCCGATCCTGATCCAGGCCAAACTGGAGATACCACAAGTCTAAAAGATTTGTTAAAATCTGCAAAATCTAACTTCAACAGACGAGAATATATGACCGCAGTGGCTGAACTCGGTCGTTTTCATAAAAAGTTTTTTGACATTACTGTCCAAATTAAAAATTTGCACAATAAGGTTGATCAAGTTCATCATAAGTTTTTGTTTCAGGATTTAGACGAAGATCATAAAAAAGAATTAAAAAATCTAAAAACTCGTTTTTCTGCTGAACAAAGATTGGCTATTATCAAAGAAGCTAGTGTTATGGACTTCTTCTATAACATAGGCACAAAGCGTGGTCGTGCACTGGCTTTTTATGAAAAGCGTTATCCTAAACAAATTAGCAGATTAAAAAAAGATACTGCTAATCTATTAGCCAAGTCAGAAGGGCTATTGGGACAATTGCTTTCGTCATTAAAAGAGATGGCCTCTGCCAGAGCCACTCGCAATGTTGATAAATATATGGGTGCAGCAAATAAAGTTGAAAGAACTTATGATAATTATGATAAGACATTTAAGGATTATTATACTACAAATATCAAAGGATTTTTGGAAGTCGTTTTCCCAACAGAAGAAAAACCAGAGGCTGCAACCGATGTTTCGCCAACAGGCACAGCAGATAATTCTAAACAACCCACAATTCATCCTGAACCCAGCGAATATGGAACTAGTGATCCAGAATCAATTCCTATTGATTTAACCAATCCTAAATTTCCCAAAGATCCCAATATGCCAACTAACATTGGTCCAACTATACCTCCACCGCCAGATACTGTTAGAGAAATGTCTCCACCATCTGGTATGGAAACTTCGCCTCCAACAATTCCACCAGGCATTGAAACCTCTCCTCCAACAGTTCCTTTAGCCCAAAAGGGGCCAGTTCAATGGAAGACTCCTGCCAAAGGACAAAGGGCGCAAGATATTCCTGCTATATTGCCAAGTAAA